TAATTGTTATATGTCGGTTAGATTATGCTGCACCTGGTGAACCAAATACACATCTAGGATCTGAGAAACCAAATGAGTATCTCTCTCTAGCTTTGTATCTTACGTTACCAGTGTCAAAGTCACCTTCCATAGATGTTCTAATTGGTGATCTTTGGAACAACTTAAATCCATTTGGAATGTCAGTCTTGATAAAGAATGCATCTGGATCTGTTAAGTAGTGGTTTACAACATATCCCTCAGGAATCATACCCATGTTACGAGTAGCGTTAATATCATTGTCTGATGTTCCAACTCTTAACTGTGACTGTGTTAGTCTTTCAGCTACGAATTGTAGTTCAGAAGGAATGATTAACTTTCTTCCTTGTGTTGAGATTAATAAACCTCTCTCATCAGTGAATGCTGCGATATCAATCAGAGCTTGTTCCAATGAAGTTTCGTTTAAGTCAGCAGGTGTTGCTAATTCGTTAGAAAGAGTTCCTGCTACAAGTGGGTGTGCAGTAGAGCAAAGTTCTACACCGTCACCACCAGCAAAGTTCGAGTCAAACGCATTGTTTAATACGTTTGCAGCTTTTACCTGCTTAGTGTTTGCCATGGAACGAGCAAGAGCTTTTGTGTATCTTGCTGAGACTCTGTCGTAGAGGTTATCTTCAACAGCTTCTTCAGTGATTGCAAAACCTAATGCAATTGTTTCATGTGTGTAACGTGCAGTGAAGGTTTCTGTCGCATTGTCATAGACAATTGATCCACCTTCTGATTTTACTCTAGCGTTACCAAAACCTGATAACATTACTTCTTCTTCGAATGCACGATCAGAAGTTTCTGTTTCAAAGATTTCGGCATGCTCTGCATCATAACGTCCGTACTCCAGGCCGAATAAGGCATTCAAACCTGGCTCTAACTCTTTTACGAGTTGACTTCTAGATATAGCCATTATTTATCTCCTTATATGCCTGTTGTATCTGTTAGAGAATGTAAGTTAATTTTAACTTGGATTGCTGCATTTGCTGCAGTGTAATCTGAGTTATCAACATCAGTTGATAGACCTACAACTCTAAAGTTTGCTCCAGCGTTAGTAGTAAAACTACTACCGTCAATTACTACGTTAGAAATTCCATCTGTGGAAGATCCTGCGGAGTAAGTAGCGATGTTACAGTTTGTTCCTACTTGCGCTTGACCAGCGTTAGTATCGTCAACTTTAACCTCAAATACTACATTTGGGTCATCGATGACATAAGCTTTAATGTCGTCTGCTGCTACGCTTCCTGGATAATGGTTTGACCAGGTTGGTTTACCTGTTGTTGGATCAGTGTATTCGCAACCATTAAAAATACCAATAAGTTCAGCACCAGCAGTTGAACCGACATCAATAGCACCGTTTGCGACCAAAATTACTGGGTCGCCTTGATATATTGCGGATCCCTCGTTATTGCCGATTTTGTACTCATTCTGGCCTTGACCATTGTAAGCAGCACCGAGCATTTTAACGGGTCTAAATCCGTAATATCCAGCTTGATTTGCCATAGTTCATCTCCTTTATAGTTAAGTGTTCTTCTAGTTGTTCTTTTTAGAACCTCCAAAAGATACACGACTCTGCCTATCAGCATTGATAGGCATGCTAGGATGTTGTTCTCTCAACGGATCGTCTTCCCAGGCTTGAGTCTGTTGGTCAGTCTTCTTCCTGTAATGAGCATTACGCTCATCAACGGTTTCCGCTGGTATTCTTGCCAATAGCAAGTCACCTACGCTGATGACACCCTCATAAGATTTGATGTTTCCGTTGTAAGCAGAGTATAGACCTGCGGTGTACTCATCAGCTCTGACGAGTTCCCAGCCTTCTCTGAGACGAGCAGTAATATTTTTCGTATCATCTGCTCCATTTACACGATGACGGAGCCATCTTTGCTTATATCCATCAGGACACGGTGGTGCGTCTAACTGAGACGGTGGAGTCCAAGGCTTTCTACGAGCTTCTTTCTCCCTTGTTTGTGCACTTCTTGGTGTTTTTATATCTGTCATTTTGTACCTCCTTAAACGTACTTAGCATACTCAGCTAAGGGAACCCCTAGCTTGTTTGCTATTTTTACTTGACTAGGAGTCAACTTAACAGACTTGCGCCCACTGGTTGCAGACCTTGATGCAGAAGCAACAGGTTGGGCGATTTTGTTGCTTCGTGTTGTCTGATCCGAGCCTTGATTAAAAGACTCTGGAAACTTGTTTTTAACCCTATTAGTCAATTCATC